GGGAGATGTTAAGAAGGATGGATAGTGCAGAGATAACTGAATGGATGGCATACTTTAAGTTAGAAACACTACCAAAACAGAAAGCATCAGATGTAATAAAAGCGCAGTTTGCACACAGGGTTAAGAGGAAAGAAAAATAATGGCATCATTAGGTCAGCTTGTAGTTTCTCTTACTGCGGAAACAGCGCAATTTAAAGAAGCACTTTCTAAAGCAGCCTATGAAACTGATAGGGCTATGAAGAAGATTGAATCTTCTACTAGCTTTGTTTCTACTGCTTTTAAAACACTTTTGACTGCTGGAGTTGTAGCCCAAGTTACTAGCGGAGTTAATTCAATCATTGAATCTATGGCTCGCCTAGATGATATGGCTGAAGCTACAGGCGCATCTGTAGAGAATCTATCAGCATTAGCAAATCAAGCAAAGATAAGCGGTTTAGAGATCGGCTCTCTTGAGGGCGCTTTAGTTAAATTTAATAAATCTCTTTTCTCTGTAACTGAAGAATCTAGCAAAGTTGAGAAAGCCTTAAATGCTGTTGGCTTATCTGCTTCACAACTTCGCACAATGGATACAGCAGAAGCTACTTTGCTTATTGCCAAAGCATTAGATGGATATGCTGATAGCGCAAATAAAGCTGCAATTATTCAAACTATATTTGGTAGATCAGCTAGAGAAGTAGCACCATTTTTAAAAGATCTTGCTGAAACTGGAACTCTTAATGCTACTGTTAGCAAAGAGCAAGCAGCACAGGCTGAATTATTGCAAAAATCTATTAGAAGGCTTGGGTTAGAGTTTGATTTATTTACCAAAACTATAGTTGGTAGCGCTATACCAGCACTTCTTGAGTTCTTTAAAACACTAAATGCCATTACTCAGCCTTATGCAATTCTAGGCAATAACTTAGAAGAATTAGAAATAGCATTAGGAAAAATAAATTCAACTATTGAAAAGAATACTAATTTAGGTAAAGAAAATTCTAAAAGTAATTTAGAGCTACAAAAGGGTTTGCAAACTCGCATAGCTTATTTAAAAGATCAAAAACGCATAGAGCAAGAAATTGCTGATTCTGCAAGCAAGCCTAAAAAGGTTGCTGCATTTGATCCTAAAGATTACACCAAAGGATTAGCATCAATAGAAGAAACAAATATGAAGTTCCTGATATCAACTAGAGATTTAACTTCTAGAATTGATATGGAGATGAAAAATGTATTTTCTACAGAAACAGAGAAGAAGTTACAAACTAATCTTTTAAATTTGCAAAAGTTAGTAGAAGATGCACAATCATCTATTTCTAAACAGTTATCTGAAGGAAATATTACTACTAATCAATATTCAGAAGGAATCATACAGCTTTATTCAAACTATGAAAGAGCAGTCGATACAACTAAAAAACTTGCTCAAACTCAAGAAGAATTAAATTCAAGTTATGTTTATGGCGCATCAGTAGCTCTTTCCCAATATATTAATCAAGCTCAAAATTTAGCTAATGCATCAGCAGGCATAGTAACAAATGGATTAAGAAGCATGGAAGATGCATTGTTTGGAGTTATAAGCGGAACTATGAGTGCATCTCAAGCATTCTCAAGTATGGTAAAGAGTATCCTAGCTGATATTGCAAAATTAATGATTAGGCAATCAATAGTTTCACCTTTGGCTGGTTTAATATCAGGCTCTTTAGGAAGTTTCTTTGGTGGATCAGTAACACTTGGTCAAACTTCTACAGGATTAAACACTTTTGATATGGGTGGCGGTAGAGCATTGGGCGGTGATGTAAATGCAGGAACTTCTTACTTAGTTGGTGAAAGAGGTGCTGAAATATTTACACCAAGCATGAATGGCGCAATCATTACTAATGGCACAATGGGTCAAACCAACAATGTAGTGGTAAATGTCAATATGGAAAATGGCGGAGTAGATGTTAAAGAGGGCAATAAGCTAGGCATTTTAATTGGCAATGTGGTTAAGCAAGAATTAGTTAAACAGAAAAGAGCAGGGGGCTTGTTAGCATAATGGCAACTTTTACATTTGAGCCTTCTTATGGAATTAGAGTTTCTAAAGAGCCTAAAGTTTTATCTGTTAAATTTGGTGATGGATATGAACAAAGGGCGCAATTTGGAATTAATCAAAATCCTAGGATGTGGGATCTTTCTTTTAATGGCAAAACAGAATCAGAAGCAGATGCTATAGATGCATTCTTAACTGCTGAGAAAGGTGTTACTTACTTTAATTGGACACCACCACAGGGATCATCAGGCAAATGGATATGCAGAGAATGGGATCTTTCTTTAGTTGAAATAGATTGCTATAACATCTCAGCAACTTTTGAAGAAGTATTTGATCTGTAATTATGACTTATCCATTAAAGATTTCTTCTGAGCTACAGAAATTAGCGCCAAATGCAATCATAGAACTTTATGAGCTAGATGCTTCTCCTTTTGGTGGAAGTGTATATTATTTTCATGCTGGCACTAATAGTCTAACTCAGACTGTTACTTGGCAAGGGCAACAATATCAGCCATATCCTGTAAAAATTACAGGATTTGAAATCTCTACAGGTGGTCAGATTCCTAGACCTAAGATGGCTGTTTCTAATATTTCAGGAATTATTACAGCATTGGTTTTAGCATATGATGATTTATTGGGCGCTAAGGTTACTAGAAAGCGCACCATGCAAAAATATCTAGATGCTGTTAATTTCTCAGGTGGAGTAAACCCTAATGCAGATCCTACAGCAGAGTTTCCTGATGATATTTATTATGTAGAAAGAAAGACTTCAGAAAACAAATCAGCAGTAGAGTTTGAGCTTTCAGCTTCTTTTGATGTTCAAGGTGTAAAACTTCCAAGAAGGCAGATCATACAAAATATTTGCCCTTGGAAATATAGAGGTGCAGAGTGTGGATATGCAGGCACAAACTATTATGATTCAAATGATCAGCCAGTAGGATCTTTAGGTTTAGATGTATGTGGCAAAAGAATATCATCCTGTGAGCTTAGATTTGGTGTAAATGCAGAATTACCATTTGGCGGATTTCCAGCAGCTTCACTTATAAAATGATTCTTTCTGATTCTGTAAAGGCTAGATTTGTAGAGCAAGCAAAGGCAGAAAATCCTAGAGAAGCCTGTGGATTAGTAATTATTAAGAATGGCAAGCAAGTCTATAAATCATGCAAAAATTTAGCTAGAGGAACTGATCAATTTGTATTAGATCCTGAAGATTATGCACAGGCTGATACAGAAGGAGAAATTGTTGCTGTAATACATTCTCATCCAAATATAAGCGCAAAGCCTTCTCAGGCTGATTTAGTAAGCTGTGAAGGAAGTGGATTGCCTTGGTTTATCTGTGGATTACCTAGTGAACAATGGGAGTATATAGAGCCTACAGGATATGTAGCACCATTAGTAGGTAGAAACTGGTCGCATGGTGTTTTAGATTGTTATTCAATCATTAAAGATTGGTATCTACAAAATAGAAATATTGAGCTATTAGACTTTGAAAGAAGGGATGAATGGTGGAAAATAGGGGAGAATCTTTATTTAGATAATTTTGAGAAGGCTGGATTTAGGAAAATAAGCAAAGATGATCTTGCTAAAGGAGATGTTATTTTAATGTGCATCTACTCAGAAGTTCCTAATCATGGCGCTATTTATTTGGGTGATGAGGTTATTCTTCACCATGTTCAAAATAGATTATCTACTAGGGATGTTTATGGCGGATATTGGCTAAAAAATACTTATGGTTATCTAAGATATGAAAAAGATTCAGCTTCTAGGTGAATTAGGCAAAAAGTTTGGAAAGAGCTTTAAGATGGATGTTAAAAATCCTGCTGAAGCTGTTAGAGCATTGTGTGTAAATTTTCCTGAATTTAGAAAAGAACTGATTGAATCAGGAGATAAAGGCATAGCCTATAGAGTTATTGTTGGCAAAGAAGATCAGAAAGTAGAGGATCTACACAATCCTTCAGGCAAGAATGTTATTAAGTTTGTTCCTGTTCTACAAGGTGCAGGCGGTGGCGGTGGTTTAAATATTATTACTGGTGTGCTTCTCTTGGTTGCAGCAGCAGCTTTGAATATTGCTTTTCCTTTTAACCCTGTTTCCCCTTATTTAATAAATGCTGGTATAGCTATGATTATTGGCGGTGTAATTCAAATGCTTACACCAGTTCCAAATCTTAATTCTGATACATCAAATAATCAGCCTGATAATAAGCCTTCATATGCATTTAATGGTGGAGTTAATACTTCTGCTCAGGGTTATCCTGTTCCTATAGGATATGGGCGCATGATAGTAGGTAGCGCAGTTATTAGCGCTGGAATTGTTGCAGAGGAATTGCCATGAACAAAAAGAAAATTATTGGCGCTGGTGGCGGTGGTGGTGGCAAAGGTGGTGGCGGTGGCGGTGGCGGTAGGGTTGCTCAAGAAGCACCTGATACCCTTAGAAGTATTGCTTATGCCAAAGTATTAGATTTAGTTGCTGAAGGTGAAATTGAAGGTTTAGCAGATGGCTTAAAATCTGTTTATTTCAATAACACACCATTACAAAATGACAATGGAACTTTTAACTTTAGTGGCGCTTCAGTTGTATCTACAAGAGGAACACAGGATCAATCTTATATTGAGGGATTTCCTGCTGTAGAAAATGAGCTTGGTGTTAATACTCAAGTAGAATTTGCAACTCCTATTGTTAGACAGATTTCTAATGCTGATGTTGATGCTGTTAGAGTAACCATAAGCATTCCACAGCTTACTCAACAAAATGTAACTAATGGTGATTTAAATGGATCATCAGTTCAATATGCCATTGATATTCAATCTAATGGTGGTGGTTATGTTCCACAAATATTAGGAAGCCAATGGCAAACAAATGCAATTAATAAAGTATCTAATACTTTAGCTCAGGCTAATCAATCTGTTTATCAAATGCAAATTCAGGTAACAGATACAAGCAATACTGCTGTTTATGCTGTGCAATATAAATTGCAATCTAGCCCTACTTGGATAACTACTGGATTGACTAGCAAAACAGATACTCAATCGCAAGAAGCTGGTTATTATGATTCTGATGGCAACTGGAACACTTATACAGAAACAATAACTATTAAAACTTTTACAAGCCCATTCTTAGCTTTGGGATTGTATGAGATGAGAGTGGTTATAACTTCAGGAACTCCATACATTAGCGCTGTAAATGGCAATATTGGAACTCCATTTGCAACAGTTAATGGAAAAACAACTTCTAAATATCAAAGATCTCATAGAATAGAACTTACTGGTAGTGCGCCTTGGGATATAAAAGTTAGAAGGGTTACAGCAGATAGCACTTCTTCTGCTTTGCAAAATAAAACATTTTGGGATTCTTACACAGAAATTATTGATGGCAAATTTCGCTATCCTAATTCTGCAATAGTAGGAGTTAGGATTGATGCATCTCAATTTGATAGCATCCCAAACAGAAGTTATGATCTAAAACTCTTAAAAATTAAGATTCCTACAAACTATAACCCTATTACTAGGGTTTATACAGGGATGTTTGATGGAACTTTTAAAACTTCATGGACTGATAACCCTGCTTGGGCTTTCTATGATTTGCTAACAAACAGCAGATATGGCTTGGGTGGGTTTATAGATGAAGCTCAAGTAGATAAGTGGGCTTTGTATGAAATAGCTAAATATTGTGATGAATTAGTTCCTGATGGCTTTGGTGGCACAGAGCCTAGATATACTTGCAACATCTATCTGCAAAGCAGAGAAGAAGCCTACAAAGTTATAAATGATATGGCTTCTATATTTAGAGGGATGCCCTACTGGTCTAGCGGATCTATAACTTTAGGATATGATGCGCCTGCTGATCCTGTTTATCAGTTTACAAATTCTAGTGTGATTGATGGCACATTTACTTATCAAGGTAGCGCAATCAAAGCAAGGCATACAGTAGCTTTGGTTACTTGGAATGATCCTGATGAATTCTATAGACAAAAAGTAGAATATGTTGAAGATGCTGATGGCATAGCTAGATATGGCATTGTTCAAACAGAAGTATTGGCTGTTGGTTGCACATCTAGAGGTCAAGCAAACAGGGTGGGGCGCTGGATTCTATTTACTGAGCAATCAGAAACAGAAATAGTAACCTTTAGAACTGGCTTAGAGGGTAATCAAATTCGCCCATCTAATGTTATTCAAATTGCAGATGAAGCAAGGGCTGGCACTAGAGTTGGTGGCAGGATTTCTTCAGCAACTACTACTGTAATTACTGTTGATCAAAATGTAGCTTCTATTACAGGAATTGTTGGCGCTTCCTTATCAGTTATCTTGCCTAGTGGAACTTTAGAAACAAAAACTATTTCTTCTGTTTCTACTAATGCTATGACAGTTTCTAGCGCTTATAGTGAGAATCCTGCTGTTAATGCTATTTGGATGCTAGAAACTTCTACTTTATCTTTGCAAACCTTTAGAGTAACTTCTATAGTAGAAGAAGATGATGGGCTTACAGTTACAGCTTTGGAACACAATCCTGATAAATATGATGAAGTTGAGCTAGGATTAAAACTACAGCCAAGAGTTATTAGTTCATTATCTTTAGTTCCTGAAGCGCCAAATAATCTTTCTGTATCAGAAGTTCTTTATGAACAAGGTGCTGATGTTAATGTATTAGTTACTCTTTCATGGACACCAGTTCAGGGCGCTACTTCTTATCAAGTATCTTATAAAGTAGATCAAAGAAACTTTGTAACCTTACCATCTACACAATCAACTTCTATAGATATAAGAAATGCTATAGATGGACAGTATGACTTTAAAGTATTTGCAATAAATTCTATTGGCAAAAGATCAGCACCTACAGAATTAACTGCACAGATTTATGGAAAAACTGCGCCCCCTGCTGATGTTACAAATTTTTCAGTAAATATTATTGGAACTCAAGCTCATCTATCTTGGACACCAGTAGGAGATCTAGATCTAGCCTATTACAGAATTAGGCATTCTAGGCTAACTACAGGAGCAACTTACTCAGATGCTATAGATGTGATTGATAAAGTAGCTCGCCCTGCTAATACTGCTGTAGTTCCTGCAATGACAGGCACATACTTTATAAAAGCCTATGATAAGTTAGATCATGCTTCTATTAATCCAACTTCTTCTGTAGCCATTATTAATGACATTTCAGGACTTAATGTTATTGAAACCATTACAGAATCACCAGCATTTTTAGGTCAAAAAGTAGAATGTTCAGTAGGTGATGAAGGATTGATTCTAGATACATCTATAGACTTTGATTCTGCAACTGGTAATTTTGATGATGCAGAAGGTTATTTTGATGGTGGTGGTGGAACTACATCTACAGAAGGAACTTATTATTTTGAAGATTATGTAGATATTGGTAATGTATATACAAGCAGAGTTACAGCAGTTGTAGAAGTAGGGCGCATAGATTATGTAAATAACTTTGATTCTAAAGAAGGATTATTTGATGATGCATCAGGGGATTTTGATGGTGATCCTGATGCTTTTGATGATACTAATGTAGAACTTTGGGTAAGCACTACAGAAGATGATCCAAATAGTTCTCCTGTTACTTGGACAGCTTACAGAAGATTTTTAGTAGGAGATTACAAGGCTAGAGGATTTAGGTTTAAGGCTGTTTTAACTTCTACAGATGAAAACTCAAGCCCAATTCTAAAAACTTTAACTGTAACTATTGATATGCCTGATAGAGTTGCTGGCGGAGAAGATATAGTAAGTGGAACTGGTGCAGGCGGATATTCTGTAACCTTTACTCCATCCTTTAAAGTAGCGCCTGCTATTGGTATCATGGCACAGAATTTAGCTCAGGGTGATTTCTATGAAATACCCACAAAATCATCTTCAGGCTTTACAATAAGGTTCAAGAATTCAGGCGGAACTGTAGTAAGTCGCACCTTTGATTATGTAGCTAAAGGCTATGGTGAGCTTGTAACTTAGGAGAATATATGTCGCAACATGATCTAACCATTAATAACCAAGGCTTTCCAGCCTTTAGAGCAGATCTTAATGATGCTTTACAAGCGCTAGGATCTACACAGTCAGGAACTACTGCACCTTCGCCTACTTTTGCTAATCAGCTTTGGTATGACACCACTAACAATATTTTAAAATTTCGCAATGAAGATAATGATGCTTGGATTAGTTTATTAACACTAAATCAAACTGCTGATACTGTTTCTTCTTTGTCTTTATCTAGTTTGACAAGCGGTAGAGTAACCTACGCTGGCGCAAGCGGAGTTCTACAAGACGATGCCGACTTTACCTTTAACGGCACTACAGTAACATTAGCCAACGATGCCGTTATTAGCGGATTAGATATTGGTAAAGGTGGTGGTTCTGTATCAACTAATACTAGGGTAGGTGCTGGTACTTTAAGCTCAAACACATCAGGATTATCAAATGTTGCTATTGGCTACCTTGCTTTTAATGCAAATACTACTGGTCAAGGCGGTGTTGCTATAGGAAGTGGTGCTTTACAAAACAACACTACTGGCAACAATAACGCAGGTGTTGGCATTAATTCTCTTTTAACCAACACTACTGGTCAATACAATTCTGCATACGGAACTGCATCATTACAATCAAACACTACTGGTGCAAATAATGTGGCAGTAGGTTATACGGCATTATTATCTAACACCACCGCATCTAACAACACAGCAGTAGGTTATCAAGCTTTATATGCAAACACTACAGGCACAAGTAATACAAGTGTTGGTTATCAATCATTAGATTCTTGCACCACTGGTACTGGTAATACTGCACTTGGATTTGGCACAGGAGTCGCTTTAACAACTGGCGGTGGCAATACTATTGTTGGTAGAGAAGCTGGAGAAGCATTAACAACAGCAAATAATTGCACTTTTGTTGGAACATATTGTGGCGAACAAACAACTGGTGCAAGTAACACTTTTGTTGGTGGTGATGCTGGGTATTTGGTTACTAGTGGTGCAAGCAACACCATTCTTGGTCGCTATAACGGCAATCAAGGCAGTTTAGACATCCGCACAGCTTCAAATTACATCGTTTTATCTGATGGGGATGGGAATCCTAGATTTCAAATTAATTCTGTAGGTAAATTAACAGCACCACCAGTAACAAGTTATACATCAAGCACTAGAGTAGCAAATACAGTATTGTCTATGGGTTCAAATGGTTCAGGTGCAGATGTAAATATTGCAATGACAGATGCGGCAGCATATAACTATTATTTTGGCGGTTATAACGGAACTGCTTATGTAACTACTAATAATAGTGGTGGTGTTAAATTAGCTTTGGGTGCTACTTCTTGGGCAGCCGATTCTGATGAACGCTTTAAAAATATTAAAGAACCAATTACAAATGCTTTAAATAATTTGGCAACACTTAGAACTGTTTATGGAAACTACAAAAATGATGCGGATGATATAAATCGTTTGTTTTTAATTGCTCAAGATGTTCAAAAAGTTTACCCTGAAGCGGTTGATGTTGGAAATGATGAAGATAAAACGCTTAGCCTAAGAGCTGTTGATTTAATTCCAGTATTAGTCAAAGCAATCCAAGAACTTAAGGCAGAAGTAGATTCACTAAAAGCACAACTTAACAAATAGGAATAGATATGACTGAAATCACCGCAGAAGAAATTGCTCGCCATTACTCGGCAGCTATGGACAGCGTAAACCTCATCAATGCTGGACAGCCCGAAGATATGACTGACGATGACTGGGCAGATACGATTGCTCGGAACAAAGAGCATCTCAAGATACAATTAGCAAAAGCTGATATGTATCAAGGATATGATTTAAAACCTTTTGAAGATGCAATCAAGTAATTTCTACATTTACGAACATATTAGACCCGATACTGGCATAGTTTTCTATGTCGGTAAAGGGTGTAATGCTAGATTAAATTCTAAAGACAAAAGAAATAAACATTGGAAAGCAATAGTTTCTAAGGCTAATGGTTTTTTTGCTACAAAAATTGTAGAAAACATTGATGAAGAATTAGCATTTCTTGCAGAAGAAGAAAAAATAGACCAATTAAAAAGACTTGGCTATAAATTAGCAAATAAAACACTAGGTGGTTCTGGTGGAATAAAAGGCTATAAACACACAAAAGAAACAAAAGAAATAATTTCAAAAAAATTAAAAGGCAAATTATCTGGCAATAAGCATCCAAGATTTGGCAAATTTGGAAAAGATAACCCAATGTATGGATTTAAACAGTCTGCCAAAGCTAAAAAAGGAATGTCTGATAATTGTTGTATGAAAAGACCAGAAGTGGTTGCTAAAATTAGTGGAGAAAAAGCTACATTAGCAAAAACTGTTGAATATGATGGTCAAATATTTAAAACAATAAATGATTTAGCAAAGCATTTAGGAATAAATCGTTCAACATTAGGTGTAAGGATTCATAGAAATCCTGATAAATATAAGATAAAAGTTTTAGGAAAAACAAAAGAATTTTTTAACCACAAAGGAGAATGACATGGGAAAAAATGAAAAGACCCCCATTACTATCAACAATGTAGAGTATCAGTTCGAGGACTTAACTTCAGAACAACAAGGATTATTCCAACATTGTGTAGATTTAGACCGAAAGATAGCATCTGCTGCGTTTAACTTAGACCAACTAAAAGTCGGTAAAGATGCTTTTATTAAGATGCTAGAGCAATCTTTAGCTACAGAAACCACAGTTCAATAGGCAAATAAATGACAGAGGATTCATTCGACATCTACAAATACGGCAAACTGGTAGCACAAGTTGAGTCGATGGAAAAGAAAGTAGATGCTATGGAAGTAGACATAAAAAAACTCTTGGCAATGGCTGAGAGGTCTAAAGGAAGTCTTTGGGCTATTATGGGTGCTGCCTCTGTCTTTGGTGGCTTTGTTACTTGGATTGCTGATTTGGTATTTAGAAAATGAATCTACAAGTAAATGATTCCTTATCCAAATGGAATAAGACAGAAGCATTTGAACTCCAAGTAGCTAGAGGGCAAATCAGAGGGCATCAAATTAGGCATATCTTTGGATATAATCCCGATGTAGATTCAGCAGCAGAAGAAACTATATGGACTGCTGGTGGCTTATATCAGCACTTAGATACACCATCAATAATGAAAGTAAGCTCTACTTCTGCGAATGATACAAGCGCAGGCACAGGAGCTAGATCTATTTTTATTTTAGGTATTAACTCCACAGGCGGAGAGGTATCAGAAACAGTAATTCTTAATGGGCAAACTGGAGTAAATACTACTCATACCTATACAGAAATTCAATATTGCCAAGTTTTATCAGCAGGATCTACTGATTATAATGTAGGCAATATTTCTATCGGCACAGGCACAATAACAAGCGGTATTCCTGCAAATATATTTGGGCATATTCTTGCCACAGAAAATGCTTCTCTTATGGGGCATTTTACAATTCCAGCAGGATATACAGGATATTTAACTTCAGGATCAATATCATCAGGAACAGAGGGTGGCGGTAGCTATATTATTGGAAGATTAAAAATTAGGGAAAATGGTTTAATTTACACAGCAGCAGTAACAACTTTTAATAATGGCAAAATTGATTATGAATTTACATATCCAATTAAAGTTAATGCTGGAGCTTGTATCAGCGCTACAGCTAAATCTACTGCAAATAATGAGCAAGTTTCTTCATACTTTCAATTATTGCTTATTAAAAACCAAGAAATTTGATAGTTTAAATATTAAACTCTAAAATACCCTAACACTTATGAACAGTATTGTTAAATTATGGCGGATGATCTTGGACTATCTATTGGTGCTAAAGGCATCAGCGAAGGCATCAAAACTGGTAGAGATGCTGGAAAAGAGATTGCAAGAAATATTGAAGAAGTTCAAAAAGAAGCGGTCGATTTAGCAAGGCAAAGCGCCCAAGCTAAGATAAGAGAAAGAAGGGAAGCAGAGTTTAGGAAAGAAAGAGCAATTTTTAAAGCTCTAGAGGAATACAAACACAGAAAGAAGATTTCTGATGAGGAATACAAATTAAGAGTAGATTTTATTAAGGCTTATGGCACTAAAGAATGGCAAAAACTTTTAGATATTAAGACTGAAATAGAAAAGTTAGAGAAAGCAGATAAAGATTATTTTGATACTGAACTATCAAAGGTTAGATGGGTTCAGTTTTGGTGTTTTATGG